CCATTACTCTTCCCTAACATTATATATAAGTATGCGAAAGTCTACAACGAAGCTTATGTTGTAATTGAATCAAATGATCAGGGATCTGTAGTGTGCAATGGATTGTACCACGATTTAGAATATGAAAACGTGCACGTTGAATCCACAGTTAAAGCTAATGCTATTGGCATTGAAATTACACGTAGAAGTAAAAGAATCGGATGTTCAGCGATTAAAGATTTGCTTGAAACAGGAAAACTCGAAGTCTGTGATGAGAATACTATCTTAGAAATTTCTACGTTTGAAGCAAAGGGACAATCATATGAAGCATCTGACGGTAATCATGATGACTTGATGATGAATCTTGTAATGTTTGGTTATTTCACTGCAACAAATTCATTTGCTGATTTAACAGATATTGATATTAAACAGATGCTTTTCGAACAAAGAAGAAGAGAAATTGAAGAAGATATTGTGCCATTTGGCTATATTGATAACGGAAGTGATTTTATAGAAACTTTGGAAAGAAGACCTGATGATAAATGGCAAATTCAAGACTATGATCCAGATTTTGGCGGTGGTGAAGTCGTATATGATAGAGAATGGTAAAATTATAAATAATAGCATATTGAACAATAACCGTATTATGTAATCATATCATTAGTAGAAGGAAACAAACACATGGCACTCGGAACACCGTCTGAAAGTCCTGCGGTTGTTGTAAAAGAGATAGATCTGACTGGTGGCGTTCCAAACGTTCAGTCGACTACTGGCGCAATCGTTGGTAATTTTCGTTGGGGTCCGGTTGAAGAAAGAACTCTTGTCAATAATGAAGCGACATTAGTTGACACTTTCGCCAATCCAGACTCTGACACTACAATAGATTTTCATTCGGCTGCTTATTTCTTACGTTATACTAGCTCATTGCAAGTTGTACGAGAAGTAACATCAGCCGCTAAAAACTCTCGTTCAACAGTTGGACAACTTAAAACTGACAGTGATGGTTCACTGGCAACAACAATTGTTAAAAACGAAATCGATTTTAATTCACAAAAATCATCATTATCAGCAGCAAGTCACACCTTTGTAGCAAAATACCCAGGTGAACTTGGAAACTCTTTGAAAGTAAGCTTACTTGCTTCAGATTCAGCAAATGGCGTAACATTTGCAAATTGGACATACGCTGATGAATTTGATAAAGCTCCTGGAACATCAGTATATGCAACTGGTAGAGGTGCATCAAGAGATGAAGTTCATGTTGCTGTCGTTGACAGTGGCGGTGAATTTACCGGTACAGCTGGTACAATTCTTGAAACTTTCCCATTCTTGTCACTTGCTGATGATGCTAAAAACACTGATGGGACAACAAACTATATTGAGGATGTAATTAACGAACGTTCTGAATATATTTGGATGGTAGGTTTTGATTCAGATTATAATGTAGCAGGTGCAGGTACAACCTCATCAAACGGTAAATCATATGCCGTTAATACTACTACACTTGCTTCAGACTATCCAATGGCACAGGGCGTTAATTCAAGTCCTCTTACAACATCTGAAATTCTCACAGGATTCGATTTATTCGAAGATCGTGATCAAGTAGAAGTAGACTTCTTGATTGCTCCTGGAATGAATGCTCGTGTAGATCAAACAACAGTTGTTAATGATCTAGTTGCTACTGCAAGCTCTCTTCGTAAAGATTGTATTGTAGTTGCATCACCAGCACGTACTGATGTTGTAAATGTCACAAATGCTGCAACTGCAACAACAAATGTAATTGCAACAGGTAATACATTTACTAACTCATCATACCTTGTGATGGATAATAACTATCTGAAGGTATATGATAAGTACAATGATCAATATATCTACATTCCTGCCGCATCTTCAATTGCTGGCCTTTGTGCTGCAACTGATATTAACAGAGGCCCTTGGTTCTCTCCTGCAGGTATTCGTAGAGGTAATTTGTTGGGTATCACGGCTCTTGCCTGGACTCCTAACAAATCGCAAAGAGATCAACTCTACAAAGCTGACATTAACCCAATTGCAAATATTCCTGGTCAAGGTACACTGCTTTACGGAGATAAGACAATGCTTGGACGTCCTTCAGCATTTGATCGTGTCAATGTACGTAGATTGTTCCTTGTTCTTGAAAGAGCAATTGCAAGAGCAGCACAATCATCGCTCTTTGAGTTCAATGATGAGTTTACTCGTGCAGAGTTCGTCAACATTGTCGAACCAGTTCTTAGAGAAGTCAAAGGTAGACGTGGTATCACTGATTTCCGCGTTGTCTGTGACGAGACTAATAACACTCCTGCAATCATTGATCGCAATGAGTTCATCGCAAACATCTTCATCAAACCAGCACGTTCAATCAACTACATCACTCTAAACTTTGTAGCTGTAAGAACAGGTGTTGACTTTGAAGAAGTAGTTGGCACGGTTTAAGGAGGTAACGAACAATGGCTATTCTCGGAGTAGATGACTTTAAGTCAAAGCTGAGAGGCGGCGGTGCTCGTCCTAACCTCTTCCAAGTAACAATCAACTATCCAGGATTTGCAAATGGCGATGCTGAATTGACTTCATTCTTATGTGAAGCAGCAAGTCTTCCTGGCTCAACTTTCGGTGTTATTCCAGTACCATTTAGAGGACGTATTCTCAAAATGGCTGGTGATCGTACATTCGGTGATTGGGAAACCACTATCATCAATGACACCGATTTCGCAGTCAGAGATGCAATTGAACGTTGGATGAATGGTATCAATGCACATTCTGCAAATACTGGTCTGACTACACCAATTGCATATGAAGCAGATTTGAAAGTTGAACAACTTGATCGTTCAGGCGATATTCTAAAGACTTATAACTTTAGAGGTGCGTATCCAACTACATTAAGTGATATTTCGGTATCATACGCTGAAGTTGATGCGATTGAACGTTTCACATGTACATGGTCTTACCAGTACTTCGAAACTAACACAACTACATAAATATATAAAGAGAGCCGGTCAAATGGCTGGCTCTCTTTTTCTCTAATTAGGATTTGAAAATGGCGGAAGATTTTTCTAGTAATGAAGGCATTAAGATTTTTGGTTTTGAAATCAAACGTGCTAAGAAAAAGGAAGAAGTAAAAGCTCCTTCTATTGTGCCGCCTCGAGATGATGAGGGCGGTAGTTACGCAACTGCTTCAGGCACACATTACGGCCAGTATCTTAACCTTGGTGATGATGATTCAAAAGATAATTACCAGTTGATTATGAAGTATCGTGGTAATGCTATGCATCCTGAAGTGGATGCTGCTATTGAAGACATTGTCAATGAAGCAATTACTGGATCGGAATTAACTCAAACACTTGAGTTAAACTTAGAAAATTTACAAGTTTCAAAAGGTATTAAAAATAAACTTATAGAAGAATTTGATACAGTTTATTCTATGCTTAACTTTAGAGAGTTAGGGCACGATATCTTTAGACGTTGGTATGTTGATGGTAGACTTTATCATCATCTCATTGTTAATGAAGCCAATCCAAAAGAAGGTATTATTGAAATTAGACCTATTGATGCTGCTAAGATGCGCAAGGTCAAAAGAATTAAAAAGAAAAAAGATCAAAAAACCGGTGCTGACATTATTGAGAAAACAGAAGAGTTTTTTGTTTTTCAAGAAAAACCAGGTGTTTCAAAAACTGGCGTGAAAATGACAAATGATTCTGTGAGTTATGTAACTTCAGGTCTTTTAAGTGAAGATAGAAAAAAGATTATATCATTCTTGCATAAAGCTCTTAAGCCTATTAACCAGCTAAGAATGATGGAAGATTCACTGGTAATTTATCGACTAGCTCGTGCGCCTGAAAGAAGAATCTTTTATGTAGATGTAGGTAACTTGCCACGAGGTAAAGCTGAACAATACATGAAAGATATTATGACAAAATATCGTAATAAATTGGTGTATGATGCTGCTACTGGTCAGATTAAAGATGATCGCAAGCACATGTCTATGCTTGAAGATTTTTGGCTTCCTCGCCGTGAAGGTGGTAAAGGAACAGAAATTAGTACTCTTCCTGGTGGTGAAAACTTAGGTCAGATTGAAGATGTTATCTTTTTCCAAAAGAAAGTTTTCAGATCTCTCAATGTTCCTTTGAATAGATTGGAGCAAGAGCAGCAATTCTCACTGGGTAGATCTACTGAAATTACAAGAGATGAGTTAAAGTTCCAAAAGTTTATTGACAGACTTCGTATGAGATTTGCTCATCTGTTCTATGGTATT